CGTTGACTGCATCCTGCAATCGGTGGCTGACCGCCTCGACCTGACCGGCGAGCGATGCGAGAAGAGACTGATCTTGGATCAGATCTCCAATCGCCTTGAGCGTGGGATCGGTGAACCGAACCCGGTTGATGGTGTCCATTGCATTGCCTCCCTTAGTAGGTGATGCCACCCATAGTAAAGGAGTTCAAGCAGATGTCAAGGTTTTTCTTTGAGAGATGCAAACGTGGTCGTGGAGAACGTCAGCAAGGGTTGCCATTAGGCGTGACGGCTGGGGCAGATCGTAGAGATGTCCAAGGTCTACAGTCGCCCCGCAACGCTCGCATTGAGCGCACAGGTGCATGGGTTTCCTAGTCGGTCGAAGGTGCGAAGAGACTAGGAGTGTAGTCCTCCAACCGGACTCCCGCATAGCGTCGGCAGAGGAAATCCATTGAGATCTCCATGAGATCGTAGGAGCCGTTCTCAACCTGGTGCTTGACGATGATGCCTCGCCAGTACGCCTGCTGGGGGCCGAGATAATCCTCGTCGTGCATGTAGAACGCACCGGCCACGAGGCCACGCTGCTGCTTGCCAGCGACGTACCGGATGCCGTGAATGAGCATCTGCTGATGACCCATCGTGAACGAGTGACCGATGGTCTTGAGGCGAGTCTCAATGTTGGTGCCACCGTAGGGACGACCGTTCATCTGGTTGTAGAAGTAGTGCGAGTAGGCAACACCGTCGAGCCAGAGGATCTCTCGGAACGGAACCACCTTCCAACCATGCTCGGCGTAGTTCAGGTCGTCGGTGCCGATGACGCCCTCAAGCTTTGCGTCCGAGCTGATGGCACGGTTGATCCTGTCCTCGTGGTTGCCGAGACAGATCCACCTATCGGGCTTCCACATCTTCTCTTTGTAGAGCTTGCGCTGAGTGTTGTACGTTGCGATCGGGCCGTTGAGGATGTCAAAGCCGTAGTTGGCAGCGGCGATGTCGGCCTTGTAGCGTCGGCCTTCCATCTCCTTCTTGCCCACGTCGTAGGAAGAGAGGCTCGGCATGTCGGCGTGGTCACCGATATGGATGATCTTGACGTTGGGCCGACCGCCGAAGTGATCAACAAGGTACTGACCAGCCCACTCAAGGTGATCAAGGGGCACACCAGGCTTGACCTGTGTATCGGGGATGCAGACGTGTATGGGGAGTTGTTCGTTCACGATGCCTTCTTTGCTGCGTAGCGGTTACGGTCGTACTCCACTCTGCACGCGATACATTGACGGAAGTTGTTTCGTCGGTAAGTGTTCTCGGGCGTGAACTCGTGCCCCCGTTTGCAATGAGTCTTGTCGCGGTAACCGTTACCCTTGCCACGTCTTACATTTACACCTTGCGACACTGGTTCAAGATGTTCGGGATTGAGGCAACGAGGTGTTTTGCACAAATGGTCAATGACCAAACCGTCAGCGATGGGGCCAACCAAACAAGTGTAGGCAAGCCTGTGAACGTACCAGAGCTTTCCGGGTCGTGGTCCTCGCCTGACTTGGCCGTAGCCGTTTCGGTCAGTTGATCCCGTCCACAACCAACAAGAACTTGTCTTGTTTACTTTTGACCAAAACCGTTCATCAAGAACTACTACATGGATGGGCAGGTCCGACATTCCAACTCCCTCGGTTACGGCATAACGCTTTGCGTTACCCTCGCTAACTCCGCTGGGGTGATTTGGAACGGGTCGCCTGGACAGATCCAACCCCCGTGTTCCCAACATCTTGCCACAAGAGCTGAGCAGATGAGTGCATCCCCGTTGCGGCGGAAGTCAAAGGCGATTGCCTTCGGCGTAAGGAGCGACAGTGCGATAGAAAAAATGGCTGCAACACTGTATTTGACGCCGACCTGTCGGAGTGCGTAGTCGATTGCCTTGAGTCGGTCAATGCCGGGGGGCGCTGGGCGAACGACGACATGCCCACGGGGGGCAACGTCCTTGAGATCCACCGTGACACAACGGCGCCCCATCTGAGTGCAGCGGATAGTGCCGTCAGGGGTGACGTTAGTGACGATGGCTGCGTGGTTCCAGTAGCGGTACGGTCGCCACGAGGGACGGAGCCACTGGCCGAACCGGATGAGGATGCCGAAGAGTCCCTTGGAGTGTGCAAGGACGATGTCACCGATCTGCGCCGTCATCGTGTCGCCTTTCGTGTTCTGCTTTTAGGATCAAGAACTCACGCTCGAGCCAGAGCATCTTGGAGTCACGCTCGTCGTCCTCGGCAGCCTCTTCCTCATCCTCAATGCCCGAGGTCAGGTGCGTAGCGTGGCGAGTAACGAGGAAGCCAGTGATGAGGATGGGGATGATCCCGAGCCAGCCCCACCAGCCGTAGTGGGTCGTCAACCTAACCGCTGCGATGGACAGGACCGACATCTTCGCCAGATCCCCAATGGCATCCATCATGCCAGCGAGGTTGCCTCGGCCAGCGTTGATCGCACGAACGAGGATAGTCCCCACTGTGTCCATCACCGCCATGCCAATGCAGCCAACGGCAGAGAGTCCAACAATCGGCCAGAACATCAGCCATCCTTCTTCTGCGCCAGCTTGAGCAGGTCGTGTACGTCCTCAAGGATCTCGCCCTCTTCGGATACCTCAACGAAAATCGCCTCGGTCAGCTCGTGGAGCTGCTTGGTCAAGGCCCGGATCTCTTCGGACGTGACAGCACCAGCCTGGGCGAGCGCCGGTTGGGTGACCGCTGAGTAGACCGTGAGGATGGCGAGCAGGTAGAAGTAGTGCGGGTCCAGTTGAGGCCACGCAATCTCAATCACGCAGATGACAAGACAGACGAACAGGGTTTGGTAGACACCCTTGCCCGACGTGAACCACGCATCAAACCGCTTGAGAAAGATCTCTCCCCATTTGTGAGTCCACGCCTTCCACCGCTCAATCACTGATCGCGGCCCTCATGCACTCCTAGATGGTGCTCAAGGTCAAGGGAGATTCTGTCAACCTTCTCATCAAGCTTCTCAAGGTCGGCAAGGATCTGGTCGGCCACGGCCACCAAAGGCTTCTGCCCTGGCAACCGGTGGTTCACCGCGTTGTCAATGCTCTTGAGTCGATCCTCAACGGCGGTGACGATGTTGTTGTGCAGCCATCGCCCAACGCCGAAGATCGCACCGCCGATGAGAAGCGCACTGGCAATCGCCCCGAGTAGAGCACTCCAATGGTCTATCGAGGTTGCCAGCACGGGTCAGGGCTTCGTGGCGTAGAGGTTGCGGAGCGTCATGCCGGGACCGTGAAACGCCTTGTACGCAAGCCACGACTCCATGTTCTCGACCGCGATCGGTGCGCCGTGGATGGCGATGGAGGAAGCAACGAGCCATGCTCGGTCGGCCTCGTCCTGCGATGCGAAGGGGGTGTAGGACATGTGGTTCCTTTCAGAGAAGAAGAAGGTTGTGGATGTACGGGGGCTTTGGCTTGGGGGCAACGGGGGCAGGTGAACCGAAGAACGCTGCGTACTGGCCGTCGCTCCCCATCCACTGTGAGCCGTCAACGGGCGCTGAGATGCCGCTCACGCTGAGTGCGTCGGTGTATTGCCACATCTGACATAGCCCACTCGGACGCTGCTGACCGTAGGACGCTTCCCACGTCAAGGGGTAGATCGTCCGGTTGATCGTGGACCCCGAGCCGTAGAGCATGTTCACGGTCGGCAGGGCAGCACGGAACGCCTGCATCCAGGCTGCGTCAGTGGACATCTCCACGTCGAGCACCTTGGCATCAGCGCCAGCGACAGACTTGAAATGCGCAGCCTCAGCAACGGCGTCAATAAATTCTGCGTAATGGTAGGCAGCCACGTCCAGCCCTGCGGCCCGAGCACCTGCCATGTCCTGTGCGTAGAACGGGTTGGTGTAGCCCGTGCCCTCGGTGGCCTTGACGATGACGCCCGTGACGCCCGATGCCTTGACCGCGTTGAAGTCAATCGGGTGAGGGTTGTTGCTGCTGAGGTCGATGATCTTTCCGGGCATCAGGCGCTCACATACTCCACGATGAGGAAGGTTCCCGAGGCGCTGTACGCCGAGGTCCCCGAGGACTGGTTGTTCAGTGCCGTCATGCCGATCTGGTCCCCTGCGTTGAGGTAGACGAGGTCGGTGATGTTGGCGGTTGATGCCAAATACGCTCCCGATACGCTTGGTGCAGCGGTGGAGACGACGGTGTTGGTGCCACCAGAGGTCTTGACAAGGTTGAACTGGTTGATTTTAGAACCAGAAACTCCGTTGTCTGCCATGTTGCCCGCCGTGAGCTGTGCGATGACACGGTAGGTGCCGGCCACGGTGGTCGTGATCCGGTCGGTGCCAGCCGGAATGGTCAGCGAACCCGAGGGGTTGGGGTAGCCCGAGTTGAAGGCAAGGCCCGTGATGCGCTGCGGCGTGCTGGTGGAACTGGCGAAGGTTCCCGTGGCCGATGCCTTGGCGAAGATCTTGGAAGTTGGACTGACCCAACCGACAGTGCCAGATGCCACGCCGAGGTACTGGCCGTTGGTCCCGATCCCAAGGCGTGACAGAGCGTTGGCCCCGGAGCCGACAAGCAGGTCGCCCGCCGTCGTGATTTGTCCGACAGTCTGCTGCATGGCGTAGTTCGCTTCGTCAGCATCAACCGCTGCAAAGACGACGACCGCGAGCGCCGTGGATGAGTGCGACTGAGCAGAAGTTCCGTCGTAGCCTCGACCTGCGCCAGAGCCGTAGACGGTGACGAGGCCGCTGCTGAGGTCAATCGAGCTGCAAAGGATCTTCTCTTCGCTTGTGGTGTTGTAGTCCACCGAGACGACGAACGGACCCGACGTGCCAAGGTGGTTGACGTTGTTAGGTGCTTCCACCCAACTGCTCGGAGCTGCGATGAGGAACGTCGTGTCGCTTGGCCCAATGTTGGCGAACAGCGTCGTCGCCTGAGCTTTCCCTGAGTAGGAACGGGTGACGTATGCGGGCAGAGTCATGTCAAAATCCTATCGTAGTTAGCCAGTGACGGTCTTGAGGTAGACGACCATGTCGCCGTGGTATCCACCTTGAGTGATGTTGCGTCGGCGTTCGGGAAGCCAATCAAGCATGTCCACGGTTACCGAGGCTTGGAACGGACCCTCAACGTAGGACACGACCTGCTGCGACTGACGCAATGCTTCGAGGAAGGCGTACTCCTTGTAGGGATCAAGGAAAACCGTCTGGCCGTCAACCTCAGTTGGCTCAAACAAGAGCAGGACCGCTGAGATGAGGATGCCAGAGGGGATGCCGGGGAGTGCCTTGAGCGTCCAACGGTTGAGCGTCGGGCTGACGTAGGTGCCACCGTTGTTGGCAGCGTTGAGCGTGGTGGTGATTCGGTACTGCTCACCAAACTGCTGCGAGAAGGTGAATGAGGTTTTCTTCTGCAAGCCCGAGTACGACCCGATGTAGTACGACGATGAGTCATCGACCGCCATCGTGAAGGCCACGTTGCTGTTGGACGTGGTGCCAGCGACGTTGGTGATGCTGGTGTCCATGCTGACTGCGTTCTTGTAGTCAGGGATGCCGTAGGTGATAAGGCCCGAGTCAATGTAGCCAGTCTGCACACAAGACGTGGTGCTTGCTGTGTAGACAGCGTTGTTGCCCGTGGCGGGGTCGAACGACATGAGGGGAGTGTCGGTGATGGGGTCCCAGTATCACCAACGTC